CTGGCCGAACTCCGCCAGACCGGGCGCTGGACCCACAACACCACAACACACTGAGATCGCAAATGGTAGACGCACCCGTCACGAAATTCGTCGGCACCCGCACGAAGGCGAAGAAGCCTGCGGCCAAGAAGGCTCCCGCCAAGACCGCCCGCAAGCCGGCCGCGAAGGCAAAGGCCCCGGCCAAGCGCGGCAAGGCCAAGGGCAAGCGCTGACACCGATTGCGCCATGAAGAAAAAGCGCACCCTCCCCCCTCACATCAAGGATGCAGCAGACCGGGCAGAGGCGAGGCTAAAGGGCAAGAAGATCACAAAGCCCAGGAAGCCCATCGATCCGCCTATCGTGAAACTCGGTGGAACCGAGGAACCGAAGGTGGAACCAACATCAGCAGAGTTTGGCAGACCGACCGACTACGATCCCGACTTCTGCGAGATCGCCAAGGCCATGTGCGAGGCCGGCGCTACGGTCTATGACCTCTCTGTCCGATTCAAGGTCACGAGACAGACGATATACAACTGGCAAGCGACGTACCCTGACTTTTTTGACGCATGCTCAAATGGTAAGGACAAACCGGACGAGCGTGTCAAGCGCTCGCTCTACGAAAGAGCGGTCGGGTACTCCTACAACGCCACCAAGATCATGCAGTTTCAGGGGACGCCGCTCGTGGTCGATTACGTCGAGCACGTCCCGCCCGATCCCGGCGCTGCCATGAAGTGGCTATCGAACCGCCGGCCGAAAGAGTGGCGCGAGACCCAGCGTCACGAAGTCTCCGGTCCTGACGGCTCCCCCATCGAGATCCAGGACAAGTCCGGCATGGACCTCGCTCGCTGGATTGCCTTCAAGCTCGCCGCCGCAACGTCCCCAGAACCCCAGATGATCGAGCAGGAACCCGCCCATGGCTGACGCCGTAACCTCGACGACCCTCTACGATGGTCCCAACGAGGTCATCATGATGTTCACGAACACGTCGGACGGCACCGGAGAGTCGGCGGTGCTCAAGGTCGACGCCTCTACTCTCTCCGGGTACTCGACGGGTCATCTGCTCGCCATCGAGAGGATCATCTATTCCACCTACGGGATGGCGGTGAAGATCCTGTTCGATGCCGACACCGACACGATCGCGTTCACCTGTCCGGCCGACGAGGCGCACGAGATCTGCTTCGAGAAGCGCGCTCCGCTCAAGAACACGGCGGGTACGGGCGTGACGGGCGACATCCGATTCACCACGGTCGGACACACGGCCGGCGACACCTACACCATCGTCCTCCACATGCGGAAGTACGCCGCCTGATCATTCGCGTAGCCGTGCGTAAGCAACCAAGCAATCAGCACCAGTAAGGACACGGAATGGCAACCCCGAAAATCATCCAATCGATCCGCGGCCGTCAGGTGGGCGTCGGCCCCTCCGGCGAGCTCATCGTCAACGGTATCCGCGCCACCAACGCGACCCCGCCGGCACTCTGGCGTGGCGCTCCTTCGCTCGCCGAGAACGACCCGAGCGTGTTCCACATGCTGTTCGACGACTTCCTCTACCCGGCATCGGCCACCGCATCGGACGTGATGGCGTGGACGGCGGTCAACGACGGCGGCACCGGCACCCCGGCATTTCAGGACGCGGCCGGCGGCATCTTCAACGTCGTCACGGCGGCGGCCGACAACGACTATGCGGCGTACTCCTCGGTTGCCGAGAACTGGCTGTTCGCCGCCGGCAAGGAGCTGTGGTTCGAGGCGCGCTTCAAGATCTCGGAGGCGACCACGAACGAGTCGACGTGGTGGTTCGGGCTCTCCGACACGCTGACCACGGGCGGCATGCAGGCCAACACGAGCGGCCCGCTCGCCTCCTACGACGGCGCGCTGATCTGGAAGACTCCAGAGACGGCGTTGACGGTCAACTTCGAGACCTCGAATGCGGGCACGCAGAACACGCAATCTGCGTTCGCGACTTCGATCTCCAACACCTGGCACCGCGCCGGCTTCTATTTCGACGGCACGGCGACGACATCCACGATCACGCCATACTTCCACAACGGCACGTCCTGGACGGTTGGTTCTGCCAGCGACATCACGCTGTCGGGGCTCGAGGAGATGCACGTTGTCTTCGGCGTGAAGGCGGGCCCCACGGCGGCCGCCGAGACGCTGCAGATCGACTACATCAAGTGCTTGCAGCTTCGGTGATCTGACCGGGCCGCATCGATGGCACTCCTGGACGAAATACTCGTCAAGCTCCAGGCGATGCCCCCCGAGGCGGTCCGTGAACTGGAACAGGAAATGTCCCGCGAGCGGCGTCTTTGGACGCCCTCGCCAGGGCCGCAGACAGACGCCTACTACTCCAAGGCCGATCTCCTGCTCTACGGCGGGGCTGGCGGATCGGGTAAATCCGACCTCGGCCTTGGCCTCGCCTTCCAAGAGCATCAGCGCTCGCTGATCATGCGGCGGCAGTACGCTAACCTGTCGGCGCTGATCGAACGTGCAGTCGAGATCAACGGGACGCGGGACGGGTTCAACGGATCCCCGCCCCCCTTGCTTCGCTCCGTCAACGGCAAATACATCCAGTTCGGTGCGAACCAGCGGTTGGGCGACGAGCAGGACTGGCAAGGGCAGCCGTTCGATTTCAAGTATTTCGACGAGGGCGTGCAGTTCCTCGAGCAGCAGATCCGGTTCCACCTCGGATGGCTGCGCACCACGAAAGAGGGCCAGCGCTGCCGCGCGGTGATCGGCACGAACCCGCCGCTCGACGCGAACGGTGATTTCATCGTCGGAATGTTCCGCCCGTGGCTGGACGTGACGCATCCCAAGCCGGCGAAACCCGGCGAGTTGAGATGGTACGTGACGGCACCGGACGGCACGGATCTCGAGATCAAGACCGGCGAGTTGAAGACGGACGAGAGCGGACGGAAGTTCACGGATGTCCAAGGCCAGAAAGTCTTGGCCACCTCGCGGACGTTCATTCCGGGGCGGTTGAAGGACAACCCGTTCCTCGTCAACACGAACTACCAGGCGCAACTCGACGGCTTGCCGGAGCCTCTGAGGTCGGCCGTTCGCGACGGCAACTTCATGGCCACCCGCAAGGATGCCGAGTGGCAGGTGATCCCGACCGAGTGGGTGATCCAAGCCCAGGCCCGATGGAAGCCCGATGGCCACAAGCGGTTCAAGATGACCGCCATGGCGCTCGATCCGGCCGGTGGTGGGAAGGACAGCGAGGAACTGATCTGGCGTCACGGCCCGTGGTACGCCGAGCCGATCTCTGCCCAAGGCGAGCAGACCGCCAAGGCGACGGGCGCGACAACGAGCGTGTTCATGCACCGCCGCGACGGATGTCCGTTGGTGATCGACGTTGGTGGAGGGTACGCGGGAGCGGTGCTCACGCGCATGGGCGACAACGCTGTGCCCTGCATCAAGTTCAACGGCGCATCGGCCGGAGTCGGGCGTGCAAAGGATACGCACATGACGTTAGCCAACAAGCGGGCGGAAGCCTGGTGGAAGTTTCGCGAGGCGCTGGATGCCAATCAACAGGGCGGATCGGAGATCGAGTTGCCGCCCGATCCCGAGTTGCGCGCAGATCTGACGGCACCGTGCCTCGATACGCGAGCGCTCGAGACGCGTGGTGTGATCCAGGTCGAGAGCAAAGATAATTTGCGACAGCGCCTCGGTCGCTCACCCGGCAAAGGCGACGTCGCCGTGATGTGCTGGGCCGAAGGGTCGGCGGCGGTCAAGCGCGTGATCGCCGAGACGAATGCAGCGTCGAGACCCGCATACAGCAATGTTGGTTACACCCACATGAAACGCAGGAGAGCATGATGGCAGGACTTGGCGAGCTCGTCATGGGCGGAAAGAAAGAGGCCCCGCCCCCTCCCCCGGTGCAGCCGACCGTGCGTATGCCGGACGAATCCGACCCCGCAATCCTCGAGGCCCGCAAGCGCCGCCGCCAGGACGCAACCGGCAAGGGGCGCGAGGCGACGATCCTCACGGAGACCGACTCGGGCTCATCGCCCTCCTACACCAACACGGTCCTGGGACGGTAAACCGATATGAGCGACCATCGGGCGAAAGAGCTGCTGGATCTCGGTGATCGGCTCTACACGGCCCGCATGGGCCTGCTCAATCTCCATCAGGAGATCGCGGAAAACTTCTACGTCGAACGGGCGGACTTCCTCGGACCCCATTCATTGGGCGAGGACTTCGCCGGCCACCTGATGGATTCGTTCCCGGTTCTCATGCGGCGTGAGCTGGGCAATTCCATCTCCGCGATGCTCAGACCTCGTGATCGCCCGTGGTTCAAGGCAACCACCTTGGACGACGATCTCGACGAGGACGAGGAATGCGCGGCGTTCCTGGAGAATATGACCTCGATCATCCGCCGCGGGGTCTATGACCCGCGCACCAAGTTCGTGCGGGCGACGAAGGAAGGCGACCACGACTTCATCACGTTCGGGCAGTGCGTGATCAGC